GTCTCCATGCCAACGTACCCGTCGACGGTCGCACCAACGCGAGCCTGGAGCGCGCACGCGGTGTCATAGCCCGCATACCCGTCGACGGTCGCACCAACGCGAGCCTGGAGCGCGCGAATGAGCTGCGAGCCGCCGCCGTCGCCCACCCACTCCCAAGACGCATCGGACGCTGCGGGGTACAGCACGCGGTTGTGGGCGAGCTGTTCGGACACAATGCCGTCCATAGGCGTACCAAGATATGCCTGGAGTGCGCTCGTCGTGAGCGGGCCCCAGACGCCGTCTTCGGCGACGCCGGGAGCGGCCGGCGTCGGCCACGCCGGGGGCACGTCGACGCCGGCATTGATCTCGTTTGCTCGGCTGGAGACCCAGTCGAGGGAGTTTGTGTAGCGCCCGGGGCAGGCCGTCGCGAACCATGTGGAGTGACCTGACAGGGACAGCCCGCCCCATTCGGTGCGGATTGCTGCGACGAGCTGAGCCACGGTCTCGTAATCCTCGTCCGAGGCCTCGGGACGACACTCAATGCCGATCGTCCGCATGTTGTTACCCGCGCAATGCCATGCGCGATCGTAATCATGCACGAGCTGGGTCACGCGCCCGGCGCTGGCCACGTAGTGCGCCGAGGTCGACGCCGTCCCTCGGTCCTGCGACAGGTAATTGACGACGCCGTCGTGAGACTGACCGTCGACGCCCCAGTGATGCAGGACGATTCCGATAGGATCGCCGCCGGGACGGCCCTCGTCAAAATTGGGTGACCAATTGGTGTCGGTCACTGCGCTATTGGCTGTCATTGTTCCTATTCCTTTCAGTCTGCGAGAGCAATCCAGTCGAAGTTTGCCGACTGACTGAGGCCGTCCGTATCGTTCCATCCGTAGTACTTGAAGCCGGTCGGCGTGATGTCGTAGATGGCGATGCGCACACGCTGATTTCCGCACGAGACGGCGACGTGAGGCGTCGAGGTGAACGGGCGCTGGAACGTGACGGACGCCTCGTAGCTCTCGTTCGGCTGGTACTGTCCGAGATGGACCGTACCGTGCTGGCGACTGTTCACGAGGCGGTCAACCGCCTCCTTCAGTTCGGCGAAATTCGCGTTGACATCTTCAGCGCGGGCGATTTCGCCCGGTACGAAAACCTTCATGTGACTAGTCCTTCCTTGTCGGGTTTGGAGTGAGTGAGAGCTGAGTTGTCCAGCTCGTCGGTGTGATCGTGTGGGATACCTGCGAGATGAGGGCGGCGACCCGCTCTCCACGATACTCGATGGCGACCGCACTTACTGGGTCGATGGTCGAAGCGAGCGCCATGTATGGGCCCCGCTTGTCGGGACCCGTCTCGTGCGCCGGGCGCAAAGTCACGCTACTCGGCGTCGGGTCGCTTGCCGTCGCGGTGAGGTACAGCCGCGCGGTTTCTTCCAGCTTCGCGGCGGGTAGGGTCACGTCGAGCTGGACGCTGGTTCCGCCCCATACGGCGGCGGCGGTCGGCTCGTCTACCGTGGTGTCTGTATCGTCGGCCTCCCACTCGCTGCGCTCGGCGTCCCATCGCGCGGCGTGATTATGCAGCGTGACGTGAGCGATGGCGTCGGACGCCGCCCACGAGACTCCAACGCCCGTGTAGGACAGGACCCGGCGGACTGGGTCGCTCGGCGCGGCGTCGGTGAGCCGTAGGACGGGCGTTGTTGGCCGCTTGGTCCTGACGAGAACCCACCCATTGCGGGCGACAGACCATGAACCCAGGACCGATGCTGTGAGTGCGTCGAGATGCTTGGCCAGGCTTGTTTCCCAGACGGTGGGCGGGACAGTTACGCCCGTTAGCATACTGTCAAGGGAGTAGGTGAGGTCTCGGCAGGACTTGATGATTCTGTCAAGGCGCAGGAACCAGTTTTCGCTACCATCGCCGGTGTCTGACTTCGCGCCGTATCGAGTGGTTGCAGCCAACCGAGCGACGCTATCAGACGCGGTCAGAGTGACTTCGTAGCTGATGCGCCCGCCTGGCTTCCTCGGTGTGATCTGTAGATCAGTCAGATAGCCCGAATACACGAGCTCGCGCGTCGGCCAGTGGATGAGTCGAACTGGCGTGCCGTGACTCATTCCTGTTGTGCGCGGCGCGAGCGCGTTGATCGCGCGCGCCGTGAGAGTTCCAACCGTCCCGGTGAGGGCGGGCCCTGTCGCGTCGACGCCGCGTGTGACGGCGATTTCCGTGCAGGGGCCCGTGATGTCCTGCCAGGCCTCGGACGCGCCGTTTCCGCTGCCAAGCCATGCGCGGGTATCCCAAGTGCCCTTGTCCCATTGGAGGTAGTTCATGTTTTCCGCGGCGCGCGTCCAGGCGTCTCGATTCCATCGCGATTGATTCCACCGGAGCCCGTCGAGGCCTTGCAGCGGATAGTAGGCCTGGAGACTGAGTACGTCGCAGGGCCTCGGATTTTCAGGCATGAGCGTATTGTCTGTGATTTCCAGGTGCTCGACAATACCTGAATCGAGGCCGGTGATCTCGATTTCCATGCGTGCGCCGAATCGATCGGATGACGCTGTGCGCTCATAGATCGGGCCTCGTCCTGCACGTGCGGCGGAATGGCCAATGCGGATGACTGCGATTTTGCCGGGCGCGGCGGTGCTGATGCGGATGCTGGCTGTGATCTTGTGGCCGGGCGTGAGGCGGTCGCAGGCGATCGTGAGCGATCGCGCGCCTGGGTTGAGCGAGTACTGGTAGCGTCCGCCGCCGAGGTTTTGGACGCGAGCGCCGGACCAGTCGCCGAGTATCGGAGGGGGTAGGAGTGTCGGCATGAGGGTCACCTTCCTGTGCCGTTGAGGCGTGTGTATTGTGTGACGGATTGGGCGATGGCGCGCCCGGCGTCGACGCTCGGCGTGAGCATGGGTGCGTTGACTGTGATGTTGACGGCGGCGTGCGGGCGGCGCATGGCGGCGAGGCCGCTCACGCCGGGGATGGACAGGCTGCCCGGGTCGGTGTCGGCAATCATGCCGGTGAGCGTTCCGAGGCTGCTCCTCACGGCCCCGTACCGTGATTCGAGGCCCCTGATGAATCCCTCGATTACCAGGACGCCCGCGGGCGTGAGTAGGCGCGCGTCGTAGTCTTCTGGCCCCTTCCAGGACGTGAGCGAGCTGGTCAGGCTGCCAAGCTTGGATTGGACAGCCCCGAACATCGAACTAATACCGTTGATGAATCCCTGGATGAGATTCTTACCAGCGCTAATGAGTGTAGAGCCGATGGACCCGAGCGCGGAGACCGCGCGAGACGGGAGAGTGCTGATCGTGCTGACCGCCGAGCTGACACCGCTAGAAATTGATGACTTGATGCCCTCCCACGCGCTTGACAGTGTCGAGCCGACGGAGGACCAGATTCCTGACCAAATCCCCTGGATGACGCCGAGAGCGCCCGTGATGTAGCCCTGGACGATTGAGAGAGCGCCGGAAATGACGCCCTGGATACCTGACCAGATGGACGAGACAATTTGCTTGATGCCCTCCCAGACGCCGGACCAGTCGCCCTGGAGCGCGCTGGTCCATACCTGGATGATGCCGGAGATGACACCAATCACCGTTGAGATCACGCTGGATATGACTTGCCAGACGCCCGAGACGACGAGGCTAATGCCCTGCCAGATGGTGTCCCAGTTAGCTGCGACGCCTTGGAAGATGCTGATGATGAGGTCTGCGATCGGCTGCCCGTAGGTCGCCCAAGCGGCCTGTAGCTGCGGCCAGACGGCGTCCCAGGCGGCCTGGATTTGCGCCCACGCTGCTTGTAGGGCGGGCACTACGTTCGTTTGGAACCAGTCGACGACGACGCTCACGGCGGCCTGGATTTGCGCCCACGCGGCGTCGACCGCTGCCCTGAACGTTTCGTTGTTCTGGTAAAGCGCGACGAAGATTGCGACGAGGGCGGCAATTGCTGCGATGACAAGGAAGATTGGGTTTGCGGCCATCGTCGCGTTGAGCGCCGCCCATGCTGTTTTAGCTGCCCCAATGATTGACTTTACCTTATTGAAGGTTTTGAATCCGGCGACAAACGTTCCGATGACGCCCGCCGCCGCCGCGATCGCTGGTCCGAATCGCTCGAAAAATCCAATGACGGCCTGGATTGCGGGCGGCGCTGTCGTCGTGAGCCAGTCAAGGAACGCTTGGAGCCGTGGCATGACTTCGGTCTGGAAGATGGCGGCGGCGGCCTTGACCTTCGGCACTACGTTGGCTTGGAATTGAGCGGCGAACTGCTGGAGGGCGGGCACGGCCACGTCTCGCGCCCACGTGGTGAGCCGTTCGAGTGCGGGGACGAGATAGGTGATAGCGCCTTGGGCGAGGGCCGTCACGGCGGGTAGGACGAGCGTGCCGACCTTGGCGGCGAAATCGCCCATGTGAGCCTTGATGACCTGGATTTGGTGAGAGAGCGTGTCTCCCTCTCGCGCGAAAGCGCCGTGCGCGTCGGCTGTCTGCTCCATGATGAGCGCGAGCGTCGCCGCCTGCTGTGCCTCGTTGTCAAACGAGCCGCCGACCTTCTGGAAGCCGAGTTCGGCGGCCTTGGCGTCGATGGATGCCTGTTTCAGGCTCACGCCGTAACGCTCGATCGGGTCACGTTCGCCCTTTAGCGCAGATGATAGGGCGGCGACGGCGTCGGAGGTCGAGCCGCCGAACTGCGCCGAGAGATCGGCGGCGACGCCAATCAGCTCGTTGGTTTTGCCTGCGAGCTGGTCGATGCTCGTGCCGCCGTTTTTCAGCTGCGCCCCAAGCAACGTGCCCAACTCCTGGTACTCGTTCTTGGTGAGTCCTACCGTCGAGGCCGCCGTATCCGCGTATGCCTTCATTTGGTCGGCACCCGACTTGAAGACGGCTTCGATTGCGCCCGTCGACTGTTCGAGGTCGGCGGCTGCGCTCACGGCCTTCGCACCTGCGACGCCGATTGCGGCGGCCCCGGCGGCGGCGACGGTGGCGAGTGTCGTGACAGCTTTTTTCCCGGCGTCGGCCAGGCCAGAGATTCCGGTTTCTTTGGCGAGTCCCTTGAAAGCGCGGCTGAAATTCTTGGTGTCTGCGACGACTGAAACCTTGACGACGTGGCCTGCCACTGTTCATCCCTTCTGCGCCTCGGCGCGTTCCTGGAGTAGGTCGAGGATTGCGTGCGCATCCTCGACGGTGAGCTTTTCGCGCGCCTCCCACGGCGGAATACCAGCGTCCACGGCGAGAATCGCCAAGACGGGCGCGAGGGAGGACGCGCCGCTCATTCCCCCGCCGGATTGGCTTCGCTCACGAGCGCGGTAGCCTCGTCCATCGTGAGATCAACGGCGGCGGCGTAGGCGTCGTCTCGGGTGGCATGGCCGCCGCGCCTGTAGAGCATGATTGCACACATCGCGATCATAGGCCCGGCGAGCATCCCACCCGCTTCGGGGTCGAAAGCGGTGATAGGCTGGCCTGTCTTGCGCTCGTAGTAGTCGAGGTCGCCGAGGGTCATTGCTTGCAGGTTCATTTCATTCCTTACCAATCGTGTTTGTCAAGTAGTTCCTTGATGCCCTCGCCAAACCCGGCGAACGTTCGGGGTCGCAGTGATTCTTCGGCTTGGGAGAGCCAGCGGGGACCGGACCTGGAGTCAGGTCCCCAATGTCTGACCGCCGCGTAGGGCAGGCGGCCTTTTGAGCCAACGCGCACCATGACTTTGCGCTTGGAGCGGGATGGCTTGATGCCCGCCTGTAGATGCCCCGTCTTGTGCGGCGCGAGAGTCTTTGCCAGCGCGGCTATCGGCGTTGCCAGGCGGTAGGTGAGGTCTTTGAGGTCAGTGACGGCCACGCCCACCGCTTCCGCGTCGGCAAGAAGTTTCTTGATGCCCTGGATTTCCACTGAGCCGCCGTCGAGGTGGACGCGACCGTCACTGATACCCGTCATTCTATCAGGCATCCTCCATGTTGCCCGTGCCCAGCGTCGAAGTCGCCGTGAGCTTTTCGGGCTCACCCTCGCACGCCCACTCAAATTCGAAGGTGGCGCCCTTTTCGTCGCCTGCCTCGGAGCTGAGCGAGGGCTTGACACCAACCTTGGCGCGCACCTTGAAGTGCGGCTGCTTGGGCGTCGCGGTCTTGTTGCCGAACGGCGCAACCAGGACATCGAGGGTCTTGCCTGCCTGCTGCCAGAGCATGTCCCAGAACGAGCCGGGGTCGAACGAGACGATTGCCTTGCCTTTGAGCTTCCAGGATGCGGACGAGCCGCCCAGCGCGTCGGCGAAGGTGACAACGTCCTTGTCACTGGTCTCGGGTGAGAGCTCGTAGGACGAGATGTCAGACCAGTAGTCCTTGCCAGCAATAGAGAAACCGAGCTTGTTGCCCAGGATTCGAGTGTTTCGGGTGACGGTCATTGGTTTGTCCTTCCAATCGAGTAGGTGAGAGCGGTTGAGATGGGGGCTGCGAGGTAGGTTTGTCCGTCTGCGCTCGTGATGCCAGTGTAGGCGTCGACGGCGGCGAACGTTCCAGAGCGGACGAGTGCAATAACGATCTCGTCAACGGCGGTGTCAAGTCGCTCGACGGCGAGTGCGTTTGTTGTCGGCGCGATAGCCACCGTGAGGTTGAGTCGCACTGTGACGGCCCCGTAGCTCGTTTCATCCGTCGTGACCATCTGCGCAGCTTCGGTGATGACGACGCACGGTGGCTGGAGGCGTTCGGGGACGTTGGCGATGACGGGGAGGTCTGTCGCCCCTTGGAGGATGGCGGTCAGGTCGGCGCGCGCCGACGCGATGGGCCCTGGGTCAGTCATGATATTGCGAGTCCTAGATAGGGTGCGAGTAGGGGCCGGGCTGCGACGAGCGGATCACGCGCGACGCGGATAACGGACGCGCCGTCGAATCCGTCGGCGAAGGATTTGACGCCGTTCGGCGCGCTGCGTCGGTGATACAGCTCGGCGGCGACCTCGATAACGGCGCGGTCGCGCACGTCTTCTGGTACGGGTGCGCCGCCGACCTGACTTTCGACGAGCGCCCGCGCTTCGGTGAGACAGAGTGTCAGGAATTCGTCAGGGTACACGTCGCCGACGTAGGCGGCGAGTCGGATAGTCAGGTCGGCGGCCATGTCACGCGCCGATCTTCAGGGGCACGAGGCCCGACGGGATTTCGACGGCCACGGCACCGTAGCGGTAGACGGAGAACTGCTTGGACAGGTTGATGATGTTCTCGTCCTGGAGCTGGACGACGGGCGTCTCGTAGCTTCGCACGGCCTCGCGGTTGTAGAACGCACCGACGATGCCCGTGCCCATCTGCCCGGGCGTCGCGTGCAGGTTGCAGGTAACGGGCACGTCGAGGATGACACCGGACAGTGCCTTCGCGTTGGTCGTGCCGATCGTGTTGGCCGGGTTTTCGGCGGCGCGCATGAGGGGCCGTCCGTCGGTGCCGGTGAGGCCGGTGAGCGCCTTGAAGGTCGCGAGGTCGACAACGAGGCCGTCGAGGGTGAGGCCCTGGTCTGCGAACTTTGCGGCGGCGTCGATGAACAGGCCGGAGATGTCTGCCCAGTTGAGCGCGGTCGCCGCCTTGGAGGAGGCGAGCTTGTTGGCGTCCTGACCCTTGACACCCTCGGCGAACTGGGCCGCGAAATAAGCGGCGCTGCGCTGCCCGGCGGCGATCGCCATGCCTCGCAGGGACGTATCCAGGAGATTGACGCGGGTACGCTCGATGGCCTGGCGCGAGAGCTCGGTGTAGCCACCGAACGTCTTGATTGGCGTCGACCGCTTCTTCGTGGTGACCTTACCGAGCACGAGATCACTGCCTTCGGTGGCCTGCTCGCTCACGGCAAGCGTGTTCGTCGCGAGCTCGGTGAAATCGAGCTCCATGCCTTCGGAGGGCAGGGGGCCGGTCGAGAACAGGCTTGCGAGGATGTTGGGCTTGTCGACAATGCGAGTCAGGTCCTTCACCCATTCGGGGTAGACAATCGTCGCATCTGCGCCCGTCGTCGCGCCGTTGAAGGCTCGCGTCTGGAGGCGAGAGATTTCCTCTCGGTAGGACTCGTCGGTCAGGAGGGCCTTCAAGGCCGCGCCGGGGCTTCGGGTGTCGACGCGAGTCTCGGCGGGAGTCATATCGGCGAGCGCGGCGCGCTGTTCGATTGCAGTCAGGTCTGCGCGCAGGTCGGCGAGGTCGGAGGCGAGCGCGTAGGCGGGCGTGTCGGTCATGATTTTCCTTTCGGTTTTGGTTGGTTCGTTGCGGACTTCGGTAATCGCCGCGCTGTGGTACGCGGGCCAGGGGACAAGCGAGACTTCACGGAGAGCGAGTGTCTTGATTGTCGTATGGGTGCCCTTATCGTCTTCGCGCGCCTCGGTTTCGAGGGGCATGAATCCGATGGACAGACGGTCAATTACGCCGTCTCGCACGAGCTCGTATGCGTCTCGCGCGGTTTGGGTATCGGAGAATCGCGCGGCGACCTCGATGCCTGCCTCGGTTTCGAGTACATCCGTAATGAGGCCTATCGGCTCGTCGTGCCTGTACACGAGCTTCAAGCTGGTGTCGGATTCGTCGCGCGGTGCGAGGGCACCCGGCGCGATCGTCTCGAAATAGCCGTCAAATAGCTCAATCTCGACGCCGTAGGGGACGGCGAGGCCGCGCACCGTGCGCGGTTCGTCGGTCTCGCGCCCGGCTGCGACCTGGAATTCGCGGGTCTGGAAATCATTCATGTTGCATGTCCTTGATGGTGTCGGCGGCTGGGTCGGTAATGCCTTCGATGAGGCGCGCGTAGGCGGGCGAGTAGATTCCTGCCTCAATCGCCGTCTTATGCGTGGCCATTCGCGCGGCGGGGTTGGCGCGCAGGAGCGCGTCCAAGTTAAATCGAACGACCGTTCCACGTGGGAGAATCGCGGTGAGCGTATCCTCAATTTCGCGAAGGTAGGCCATGAGCGTCCACCGGATGAAATCGGTCGCGGCATCGTTCACGTTCTGGTAGGTGAGGCTGGAGCCGTTGACGGCGGCTAGGAGCATATGCGCCGGTATTCCGAACATGCGCCCAACTGAGAGAACGTCGAACGCGCGTGATTCGAGGAATTGCACTTCGCTCGGCGTGAGGTGAAGGGGCGAGTATTTGAGACCCGCGCCGATGACGGCAACTCCGCCGTCATGACTGTTCGACTCGTTCCATGCCCGTTTAGCCTCTTTGGCTTGCGCGGCGGTGATCGGCTGCTCTGTCGACAGGACGCCTGTCGGGACGCCGCCGCCGCTCGTCCACTGGGAGGCGTATGCGGCCATGTCGCGCGCGCCCTGGAGCGATCGCGCGCACGCCTGGATTGGCCCGAGGCCTTCGGCCTGGCCTGGCACATAGGTCAGTCGCAGGTGACGCAGGTCGTTTGGCTGCCACGTGCGCGATCGCCATTGGACCGTGCGCTCACCTGTCTCGCGGTTCAGGTTCGGGACACATTCGGTCGGGTCGAGCACGCGCAGTGAGTTGACACGCCCGTCGCGGTTCCGTCCCACGAGCCAGTATGCGTTTCCACGTAGGGCGAGACTTGCAATCGTCTCGGCGATGAGAGACGTGACTGTCAGGCCGGGTCCCGGCGTCGAGATGATTGTCGGGATGTCTGCGCCTTCGAGCTGGATGCCGTCGCGCCACGCATCGAGGCTGATTTGCTTCCCCGCCGACTGGAGGACAGTCACGGCGCGGTAGACGGAGTCGATGGCGAGCGCGCCGCGCTCGTCGATCGCACTTGCGGCGCGGCGCGGCGGCGGCGTGATGCCCGGGAGCACGGGCGCGCCCCCGTCGTCGCGGCGAAAGCCCATGAGTGATGCGAGTGAGGCCATAGGCTGATTATGCACGACAGTTGCCCTCCCTGCCAAATAGATGCGACACGTCACTAGTAGATTTGTATCCCCGCGCGCGGCTGGCACGCTGCCCACACGGCGGCGGCGGCGGCTCGGAGTGAGTCGATAGGTCGAGGTGATTTCGCGGCGTCGAACGCTTGGACGCCGGATAGCTGTCTGAGCACGACGGCCCCAAGGGCATCGTACAGCTCTTGATTCGGGTGATGGACGATGCGTCGCGCTCGGATGCGGTCGAGCATGAGTTGACATGCCGTCGCGTAATCGCGGGTCGACAGAGTCGCGATAGGCTGCCCGGCGGCTTCGAGGTCGGCGGCCAGCGTTCTCGTCGGCCCCGCTGCGTCGCACCCAATCCACTGATAACCCGCGTCCTGCATTTCAGAGATAGCGGGTTGAACCCAGTCTGTGCCGGGGCCGGACGCGATAACGGCGAGGCACACGTCGCCGTCGCCGTCGAGCCAGGCGGCGACGATGGACGCGCCGCTTCGGTCGCTTGCTAGATCAACGCCGACGCAGACGCGCGAGGAGTCAGGGACGGTCGCGAGTAGATCGGCTTCCTGGAGGGACGCCCATACGGTCATGTCAACAACGGCCTCGTCGGTGACCGTTTCGAGGTTGAGAATTGAGCGACGCCAGGCGGCGAGGCTATCGCCTTTGAGCGCGCGGATTTTATCGGCGGTCTGTGTATGTCCAAGTGCCGGGTGGAATGACAGCGTCTCGTCACTGTAGGGGTCTGCCTCGGCGGCGGCCTCGTCTGCGCTCCACTCGAAATAGCACATGCGGGAGTTCGGATTGTCGACGGCGGCCCGGCCCTGTCGAATCAGCTCATTTAGGTATGCGGATTTGTCGGTGCCTTTGGTTGAGACAATCCAAAGTTGCGAGTCTTTAATCGTGAGCTGAGTCGGGTTGATGGCAGTTTCGAGAGCGAGGCCCGAATCGGCGTCGAAAGCCCACGCCTCGTCTACTGTTACGAGGTGGAGAGAATCGCCGTGAATTGATTTGGGTGTCGGCGCGAATGGGGAAATGAATGAGCCGCGTTTCAAGTACTCGGTTCTTTCCGCACCTTGGGAGGCATATACCCTGAAATAGCCGGGTTTTTTTTCAGCTCCCAATGCGGTATTGATTTGCTTCCATCGTTTCCGTGCGTCTTTGCCGGTTTGCGCTGTCATGAGAATTTCATGCCGATTGTAGGCCATCATACGATCAACCATGATGGCACGCAATAGGAATGATTTCCCGGCTTGGCGCGGCACGGTGACGACGACGACGGGATACCTCCAGGCACCCGGGTCGTGCGGGTCGAGTTCGAGGGCAACGTCTGCTACTTGACGTTGCCACGGCATGAGTGAGCCGCCCAGGAAAGCTGCTGTTGCTGCGATGCGTGCCCCGAACGTCGGGTTGTCCGGGTTGCGCTTTGTCGCGTATTTCGGTTCGGCGCTCATGATGCGGTGAGTGCGTCGCGGGTCAGCTCGGCGAGCGCGGCGTCGAACGCATCGAGTTCGCGGTCGGTCCCCTCGGCGGGGCGAGGGAGGCTATCGAGCGATTCCAGGACATTCTTCAGGACGTTCGAGGTCGCGACGCTTGGCGCGCCGACGTTGAGGCTTCGGTCGAGCGCGGCGGCGGCCTTGATGAGCGCTGCACGCTTCGCACGCTCGATCGGACCCAGGACGCCCTTGGCGTCGAGGTCGTCGAACGCCTCGCGCACCGCGTCTTCGATGTCCCCCGTCGGTGGCGGCGCGACAGGGAACAGCTCGTTAGTCATTTCGTGCATGTCGGGGTCTTTCGTGGTTGGCGCGGCTGGATTTGGACCAGTTTATATCCGAGCCGGGGGGAATAGGAAGGTGGGGGCGGGGACTTCCCGGCGTCCGTTCTAAAAACGGCTATCGAGTGGGAGCGGACAGGCCGGGCCATTGGCCCGAGCCGGACCAGGCGCGGCGAGGTCGCAACGCGGCGGCGGGTTTGTCTTGTCTTTTGCAGTTGCATTGGAGGTGAGCTGGACGGAGGTTGTCGATGTCGTCGCTGCCTCCCTTGGAACGGGGGATGACGTGGTCAATGCTGAGACCGAGCGGCGCGCGCCTGGATGCCTGCATATCGATGGGCTGTCCGCACAGCCAGCAAACCGTCCCGTATCGCCCGATCACCTGGTTAGCGAGGCGGCGAATCTTGGAGCCAGCCCAGGTCATTGTCCGGGCTTCCTCGGGGCGGGGGCGGGGGTGTAGGTCGAGGCTATTTCGTCGCGCATTGCTCGTGCTAGTGCGGCGATCTGGAGTGCCATCCCGGCGAGCTTGAATTGCGGGCAAGACATGCTGTAGGGCGTGCGTCCGTTTAGCTGCTCGTGTGCGCGCATTGCGGAGGCCTCGATGTCAACTGCTATGTCTGCGACGACGGCGCGAGGGTCTTGGGAGATGGGTGAGTTAGGCATTGAGCATGAGTTCCTTTGCTTTCGGGTCAGAGAGATTCAGTCGTGCCCACGAGCGATAGTGTGCGTCGGGGTACGTTGCGTGCATGTATTCGACGTAGGCGGGCGGGAATACGGATTCGGGATTATCGCTGTGCCTGCTTTCATCTTCCTCTTTGCGCCGCCGCTCGGCGGCGGCTCTCTCGGCATCTGCTGCCTGCTGCTGACGCATGATGGCTTGGTACTTGCATTGGTTGCATCTGTCGGGGCTAACCGTGCCATGCGTGCATGTCGTGGCGAGGTAGGTCATGTATGAGGGACGGTACTTCACTTCGGTAATCTTTCGGCTCGGAACTTTTGAATCACAGGATGGATGAGGGGCTGCCTTGGCGGCCCCCTCTTCCTGAAGGGAGGGAAGGGGCGTACTCATGTCTACATGGGTCGCGATCGGCTTTGGGCGGGCCGCGTTTCGGCGAAGGCGGTAAAGCTGGATGCGCGCCCGCGTCGCGGCGTTGCGCGCGCGATCTTCGGCGTCGGAGGCGCGACGGAAAGCCAACGTCCAGTCCACCAGGACGCGCTTAACCACTTTGATGACGCCAACCGTCGGCACGCCCATTCGGATGCCTCCACGGTGCCATTCGATCACGCCAGCATCTTCGAGCCACTGGAGGCAACGCGAGGTGTGACGGAGAGAGTAGCCCGATCGTTTTGCGAGCTGGCGTGCAGTCGTCTGGACAACTGCTGCGAGGTCAGTGCGGCTGTCGTGAGCGAGTAGGGCGAGCGTGTCGAGGATTGCGCGCGACGCCGCGAATTCGCGGCCCCTGAGCGGCCCCCACCCGATTCGAGACATGGCGGCCAGGATGGACGTGAAGCTCATTCCAGCGTTGAGGACGCCGCCGCGCGCTTTGGGCGCTGGCACACGCGCCGTGTTGGCGGCGGCGTCCTCGGGTCGTGGGCCGCCGATGGCGGCGCGAGCGACCGCGATGAAATCGGCGCGCTCTTCCTCAGTCCATGACAGTGCGGCGGCGCTCATGATTGCGTCTCCACCATGTAGCGGATAGCCACAGTCACGTAGCAGTGCATGAGCTTGATTTTCTGGGCGCTGTCCTTCGGGCGCATACGCTTAGCGCCGGTGACGCCCATGTTGGCGGCGTCCTCGGCGAGCTGGAGGCTAACCGCCTGTGCTTTGCGCAGTAGCGATCGAACAATAGCAGCGTCTGACCCGCTAATCACGGCTCGCTCCGTTCGCTCGGGCGTCCAGTTGATTGGCGAGCTCGCGGAGGATGATTGCGAGATCGGCGGGAGGGATGCGAGCGCACTTCACGTCGGCGAATGAGCAATCAAGCGGGATATAGATTAGTGCTCCCACAGACGCTTCGAGTTGATCGAGCGAGGCCAGCAGGCCGGGGGAAACGTTGTCGGCAAGTCGTTTAGTCATTGGAAGCTTCCTTGCGTTCGTTGAGGTCGTGGCGGTGCAACCAAACGCACGAGGCGACGGCGGCGACGAGCAACGCCGGGACGGTGACTGGCCACGGAAGGTACATTGTCACGCACGCGACAAGCGCGGCGGTGAAGGCCGCGATTGTGACAAGCGCTGCGACGAATTGAATCCAGTCGACGCGGTATCTCATTCTCCATCCTCCAGATTGAAGGCACACTTTAGGTTGGCCGTCACGCGCTCCAAGTCTCCGTGCATGACGGATAGATCGTAGCCGATAAGCTCGAAGACGGAGCTATTCAACTTATCGATGATTTCGCCGAGCGAATCCATTAGCTTGCGCAGATCCTCGGCGGTCTGCTTTGCCGGTGCGCTCATGAGCCGGTTTTCCTATCGCGGGTCGCAACTGTCAGGTGAATAGGAACACCGGCTGCGGCGAGTTGTTCGAGGTCGGTGAGAGCCCATCGCGTTTGTCCCGTCATGCATCGGCTTAGCTTATTAGGCGAGAAGCCTGCGCGCACGGCGAACGTTGTCTGGCTGACGCCGGAGCGCTTGATATGCGCTCGTACTGCGTCTGTGATCTTGGTCTGGTATCCCATACGTGACATGCTAGGTCATTTAATTGTTATAGGCAAGTTCTGGCTTGGTCCCCGTCATGCGCTCGATCTCGGTGCGAGCGCGTGCGACGGCGGCGAGGTACGCGCTCCACGGGAGCGCGGCGGCCATGTCGGGGCGGCGTCGGCGGTACGTGCTCTCGGAAGGCTCGACGCGGATGGCATCGCCCGTTAGGATGTGTGTCTCAATGCACTCGCGTTCGACAGCTTTTGCGGTCGCTTCGAGCCGGTCGAGTAGGGTGAGGATTTCGTCTGGGTTCCCGGGCGCGCGCGCGGCGCGCTCGTAATTGGATATAGAGCGTTGAGTCACGTTTATTAGGCGCGCTAGGTCGGATTGGGAGATTCCTAGCGCGCATCGGCGGGTGAGCAATTCGGCGGCGAACATTTGGGGCCTTTCTTCGATTAGAACGGCCCCGCCCAGGTGAGGGAGCGGGGCCGTTCTCGGATTAGATCAGTCGTTGAAGTACTTCGCAGCGCGGTCGGGGTCGATCGCGTCGAGGACCGTGACGATTGTGTCGAGGGAGGCGTCGCCGGGCGTGAGGCTAACGGCCTCGCAATCTGCGTAGATGCGGTTAGCCATGCGGTCGGCGGCCAGCGCGTCGGTCACGCCGTTGATAATCGCTGCGCTCTCGGCGCGGAAACCGTTCGCGGCGAGGTAAAGCCCGGCCTGTCCGCTGGAGTAGTAGCGGTCAGCCGCCTCGCACAGGGACTCGCGCAGTTCGACTGATTCGGCGTCGTCGCCGGGAATCACCTTCGCAAAGTATTCGGCGGTGGCCTTTCCGTCGCTGGCCTTGTCGAGGATAAGCACGGGTGCGTAGCCCTTGGTGGAGTTCTCGTCGGTGAGCCAGGTGATCGTGTTGGACATTGTCTTGCCTTTCTCTTGTCCGGTGGGCCATTCCCTCCCGGTGTTCTAAGTATAGAACACCGGGAGGAAATGGGGCAAGTCAGAATGATTCCAACTTTCTGAGACGTGCATCATAGTCGGCGTGTTCCCTGTCTCGCGTCGACCGTAGATCGCCAATCTCGTGCCCAATGCCTTTGAATTCTCTCGCGAGGCTTTCCACGCTGTGACGGGCAATGAGTACGTCTGCGGCGCTCTTGACTTGCTCTGCCTCGATGCGACGCACGCTCTCGCCACTGGCTTCAAGTGCCTTTTCAATACGGGTGATTGTATCCCCGTGCGCGGAAAGCGTATCTTCCATTCGCACGATGCGGTCGGCGGCCTCGGTGGTCTTCGCGTCCGTCCGAGTGACGGCGGCGGCGAGGCTGGAGCCCTGATCGGGACTGACCTGCTCGCGGATGCGTCTTGCTTGTATGAGTGTCGCGATTGACGCGACGACGGCGGACAGGCCGGACAGGCCGCCGAGGGCTGTGATAACCTCGGCGGCCTGCCCCATTATTGGCCCCCTTGGGGGACGTGGGCGATCGCCGTGACATTACCCAGGACGGCGGCGGCGAGAGCGACCCAGAGCGGCGCGACCTGCGCCTCGATTCGCCCATATGCGACGAGGAGCGCGACAGCGGCGAGAATCACGCCATACGCCCAACGTCGCACAGTGGGCGTGAGCCATGAGATCGGCTGCGGAGTCGCGTTTGCGGCGTGCTTCGGCGTGTCACTCATGGTCAGAACGCCTCTCGGTTGAGCGCGGCCTGGAGCTTGGAGACGGTCTCCATGCCAACGTACCCGTCGACGGTCGCACCAACGCGAGCCTGGAGCGCGC